ATGTGGAGCAAGCTGATCGACGAGTTCATCACCTCGTACCTCGCGGCCGGGCGCTCGCTCGGCACGTGCCGACTGCGGCGGCACTACGTCACCGCCTTCTCGCGCCGCCACGCCGACCCGCTCACCGTCACCCGTCTGCAGATCGAGATGTGGCTGGCAGGGCTGAACGTCGGCGCGCAGGCACGCAAGAGCGCGCAGGTGACGCTGCGCCAGTTCTACCGCTGGGTGGTCGACGCGGGCTATCTCGCAGCCTCGCCCGCGGCAGGCATGCGGCCGGTCACCGCGCCGCGCGGGGTGCCCCGGCCCGCACCTGACGAGGTCTACCGGCGCGCCATGGGCATCGCGCCGTGGCGCGAGCGGCTCATCCTCGCGCTCGCACGCCAGGCCGGCCTTCGGTGCATGGAGATCGCGCAGGTCCACAGCCGCGACCTGATCGGCGAGAACCTCTACGTGCGCGGCAAGGGCAAGAACGAGCGCGCGGTGCCGATCCTCGACCCCGAGCTGCGCGCCGCGATCGCCAACGCCCGCGGCTACCTCTTCCCCGGTCGCGTCGACGGCCACCTGTCCGCGCTCCACATCACCCGGCTCGCGTCGCGCGCCCTCGAGGGGCACTACACCGCCCACACCCTGCGCCATGCGTTCGGCACCACCGCCTACCAGGCCAACCACGACGTGTTCGCCCTGCGGGACGTGATGGGCCACGCCAAGATCGACACGACGCTGCTCTACGCGAAGGTCGCCGACGCCGCCCGCGTCCAGATCGTCGCCGACGCCGCGCCCGTCAACGACATCCGGCCGATCGCCCCCCACGCGTGGGAGCTTCCCCGCGCCGCGTAGACACCACGAGACCCCCACCACCCGGGAGGAAGGGGTGGTGGGGGTCGTCTGGGTGTGCGGCGGACGTCAGGGGCGCCTGGCACGCTGGTGGGGTGAAGATCACGATGACCGCGGGTGACCTCGTCGCCGACCTCGCCGGACGCCAGTGGGTCGTGCGCGACAGCGCCGGCGTGACGATCGGCTGGATCTCGCCTGCGGGGGAGTACTGGTCGGTGTCGCTGCTCGCAGGTGGGGCCGGCGACGGCCGCTACTACGAGCCGCGCGACGCGCTCGAGGCGATCGCGGCTAAGCGAGCGACTGCGCCGTGAGGTGCCCGATCGCGGCCTGACCGGAGTTCGCGCCCAGCACCTTGTAGCCGACACGGTCGGCCGACGCGAACGTGGTCTCGTCGCCGCCGGTGAGGGTGTGCGCGATGACCTCCGCGCCGTCGACCGCGACGGTGATCTCAGCGCCGTCGACGGTCACCGTGACGCGGTGGCGGGTGTTCGTCGTCCAGGCGAGCGCGCCCTCCGCGAGGGTCGTGTTCGTGCCGCCGACGCGCTTGCGCAGCTGCATGCCGGTGCCGCCGAGCGCGACCCAGAGATGGTTGTTCTGGTCGATTCCGCGGAACAGCAGCGCCATCGTGTCCGAGTCCTGCGTCTCCCAGGTCACGTCGAGCCGGAGGTCCGCGCCGAGCGCGGCCGTGAGGTACGTGCTCGAGCCTGAGCCCGACAGCAGGTCGCGCACGCGAGTCCACGTGCCGGTGGTCTGGATCCATGCCTGACCCGACGTCATGCCCGCGCCGATCGCGTCGCGACCGGACCAGTCGTCGTAGGCGAGGAGGTCCGCGGCGTCGCGGCCACGGTGCACGTATCGCACCCCGTCGACGAACTCCTCGACGTAGATGTCGCCCGTCTCGGGCACCCGGATGCGGCCCTCGGTACCCGCCTGCGCGACGACTCCGGTGATCGCGACCGAACCGCGAGCGCCGACACCGTCGGCGATGTACAGCGCGTAGGGGGCGGCGCGGGAGTAGCCCAGCTCGCTGTCGGAGCCCGCGACGACGCCCGCGAGCGCGAGGTGGCGGGTCGAGCCGTAGGACGCGCCCTCGGCTGCGCCGGCCATGATCACGATGTCGCCCTTGAGGTGGTCGCCGGTGGAGTCGAACGGTTCGCCGAGGTCGGAGATGGCGCCCTCGCCGGAGGTCAGGTGGAGGCAGTTGCCCTGCGCGACCCAGGAGGAGTCCATCGAGCGGGTGAGGGCCCAGCCGACGATCCCGGCGAGCTGGTTGCGCTTGGCGGTGAGGCCCTTGAGGTTGTGGGAGTACACGTTGCGGACGTAGATCCCGACGCCGGCGTTGGCGTTGGCGATGATCTCGGAGCTCGAGGCCTCGGAGTGGTCGATGACGACGCCGTGGCGGCCGTTGTCGCGGGCGTAGACGCCGTTGTAGAAGACGTCGCGGATCGCGTTGGAGACCTTGATGCCGTCGGACTTGCACGCCTGTGCGGTGACGTTGGTGAGCTCGGTGTTGCGGGAGTTCGTCTCCGCGCCCGAGTTGATGAGGTAGACGCCGGCGCCCCATGTGTTCGTCGCGTAGACGTTCGACAGGACGACGTTCGAGACGCGGCGGGTGAAGATCCCCGCGCGAGGGTAGGTGCCGGTGAACGAGTTCGTGTTGTCCGCGTTGCCGTCGACAGCGAGGTCGGCGGCGTGGATGTTGTCGACGTCGGTGGCCCAGATGATGCCGTGGACGTTCGCGTCTGCCGCGACCGTGATCACTGTCGCGAAGCAGCCGGATCCGATGATCGCGCCGCCCTCGGGGACGAGGAGGTCGTCGTTGATGTAGAACCTGCCTGGCGCGAGGTGGGCGACACCGCAGCGCGCGAGCTCGGCCATGATCGCGAGACGGTCCGTCATGCCCGACGTGTCGCCCGAGGGCTGGATCTGGCCGGCGAAGCGCACGCCGGGCGCGCCCGGCACCAGCCCGAGGTCGTACAGGGACTTCCATACGCCGTGATTCAGGCCGCGGTCGTAGGCCTGCAGGGAGAACTGGCTGGGTTCGATGACGCCGGATGACGGTGTCGCGGGGATCGTCGCCGGCGTCGACTCGTCGACCTCGTCCCACCATGCGTCGGGCGCGAAGTCGGCCTCGAGGACGTCGCCGAACGTCGCGCGGATGTCGAGGGTCGCGTAGTCCCACGAGCCGGGCCGGTTGAACTGCCACTTCGCCATGTCGGTCTCCGTCCGGGGGTAGGGCGAGGTTGGGGAGCCGGTGCTCAGCCGTGGAACTGGTTGTTGCGCACTGGCTCCCAGCGCGCGGCTTCACCGCGGTAGTCGGTCGCGGCCGTGGTCGCGGAGCCGCCGCTTCGCATGCCCCAGATGGACAGCGCGACGCGCGTCCCCGGCTCGCCGAGGTAGTAGCCCGTGAACGGGACGCGGGCGTCCACCGCGACCGAGGATCCTGTCATCTGGGAGCGCTGGGCAGTGGTCGGCTCCGTGGCGGTGGGGCCGGGCAAAGTGGGGTGGCTGACTATTCGCGACCGTCGCTACGATTCGCCGTCTGAGGCAGCGCCTTGAAGCGGTCGTGGGCGTCGCGCAGGAAGGCGATCAGCGTCTCGTCCCAGCCGAACTTCGCCGCCACCTCCCGCTCAGCCATGCCGCGGTGCGCCGGGTCCTTGCAGTCCTCGAACGCGACCTCGCACTCGCCCGACTCGCACTCGTCGTCATCGTTGCCCCAGCCCATGACGATCGCGTAGGTGAACGCCTCGGGCCAGTCCGCGCCCATGTCGCGCGAGGTGAACGCACAACGGTTCGCCATGACGCCGGCGGCGGTCTCGTCGCCGAAGCGCGTGCGCTCGGTCATCATGATCGCGCGCACGCCGTCGCGTGTCGTGAACTCGTGGGAACCTGTCTCGCTCATGCTCGCTCGCCTCGCTTCCACCTGGTGATGGTGTTCGTCGACAGACCGGTGAACTCCGCGAGCTCACGCACCGACGCGCCATGCTCGGCGGCGTCGAGGACCGCGGCGACCAGCTCGTCGTAGGACGCATCGCGGGCCGCGAGCGCGGCGCGGATGCGGGCCTGGTCGGTCGCGGGGATCAGGCCCTTGTGCTGTGGCGACATGGGGGACATCATGCCGCCGCCTTGCGTTCAGTGCCCTCCCACGCGCCGGGGCGCTTGCCGATGGTGCCCTCGCGCTCGCACTTGGGGCAGGTCCACAGGTCGCCATGCGGGCCCCACCGGTGCGCGTGCGCGGGCGGATACGGTGCCACGGACCAGCCGCGGCCGACGCCTTCCCAGAGGTCGGCGCGTCCGTCGCGCGTCTCGTGCCAGCGGGACGTGCAGGCGCAGAACTGGCACACCGCGCGGACCTTGATCGCGGCGGCGCGGACGTGGAACGTCTCGCCGACGCGCGCGTAGATGCTGCTCTCGTCGCCGTCCTCGAGCGCGACGAAGATGCGCAGGTGCGTGTCGTCGAGCACGGCGTCGAGCACGGTGCCGAGGTGGCCATTCGGCGTGATGATGCGCATCCCGTAGCGCAGGTCGCAGGCGCGAACGGTGCTCGAGCCCGGGGCTGTCGAGGCCATGGCTTCCCCCATCTGTAGCGGTCATCGCCACGCTATCAAAGGTGTAGCGATGACCGCCACATTCTGGGTCGTTGTGGGGCTAGTACGTCGCCCCTGAGTAGACGTTCTTCCACGCCGACCCGTCCGAGATCACGCGACCGGCTCCGCACGCGAGGCCTGCGTTGGTGTTGGTCGCTGCGTCGCCGTTGGCCTTCGTGAGGATCGACACGTCGGCCGGGAAGTCCTGCGCGAGAACGTGGATGACCTCGGCGCTCGCGCGCACCACACAACTCGAAGTCTTGACTCCCCATCCGGCACCGCGGATGTTCGCCGCCGTGCCGTTGTAGACCCGGATGGGCTCGTTGACGGTGGCACCGCTCACGTTGGCGTAGATGAAGTTGAGCGTGCCGCCGCCGACCTGGGCGATGCGGTTGCAGCCCGTGACATCGGTGTTCGCGACGTTGAGAGCGACGGTCCCGCTGGAACCGCTGGCCACCTCGAGGATGCGACCGATCGCGTTGAGGTCGCACCCATCGACGTTGATGGAGCCGAGCACGGGGCCCGTCGAGCCCTTGTAGACCATGATCCCGCTGCTGGTGTCGGCCGCTCCGATGGTGCACCGGGAGAACGCGATCGCCGCGACCGTGATCGTGTCGCTCAGGCGCATGACGTGCTTGCCCGCTCCGGTCGTGAGCGCGGAGTCCGAGAAGGTCACCTGCCCGAGCGTGTAGGTGCCTCCGAGCGTGAGGACGTCGTTGCTCCCGGCGTAGCGACAGCCGCGCAGGACAAGGGCGGTGAACGATGCGGCGGCGATGGCGCTCACCATCGCGCCGGCGCCAGTGCACGTCACGCCGTCGAGGGTGACTGTGCCCACGGTGATGTTCGCGTTGTTGACGCTGAGGAACGCCGTCGAGCCGGTGTGGGTAGCCTTGCTCACCGTCAGATTGGTCACGACGTTGGAGCCGGCGCTGTCGATGCCGATGCTCACGGGCGAGCTGCCGGCCGCCGCGGTGATCGTCTCGAGCGTGACAGCCCCGTGGCGGTGGTGGCGCAGGTTCACACCCTGACCGCCCGATGCGCGACGCACCGTGAGGTCCACGATCTGGGCCGCGTCGGCGGCGGTGGAGCCGGTCCACACGGAGTGGCCGGTCCCGTGCTGGACAACGTCCTCGACGACGATGCCGCTGATGTCGTAGCCGTCGGCCACGCCCGATGCTGTTCCGCCGATCAGCACGATGCGGGTCGAAGTGGTGCCGGAGACGTTGCGCACAGAGACGCCCGCGATAGGGCCGTGGACGTCGTCGTAGGCGGTGTAATCGGTCGTCGTGAAGGCCACGACGTCATCGCCGCCGCCGGAGTTTCGCACGCCGTCGATGACCCCGTCGTAGGCGGGGCCGGTGATGTGGATCGTGTCGGAGGCGCACGTCGAGCGGATGTCACGCAGCGTGTAGTCGCTGATGTCGCCAAGGGCGATCCCGTACTTCCCAGCCTCCGAGAGGTACGTCACCTGCTCGATATGGATGCCGTCGACTCGACGGATGAAGATCGAGTGCGCATCGTTGTTCGACCCGCCGCGCGCGGCGCGGTCCCAGGTGCCGCCGATGATGGTGATGTTCGTGTCGCGGTCGCCGCTCGCATAGTGCTCGTTGCGGAGGATGTTGCCGTCGAAGCCCGCGGTGATGTGTGCGCCCAGCGCGTCGAGGCGCGTATCCGATACGACGGTGAGCGGCGCAGAGATCGTGGCCGCGCCGACCATGCGCTTCACTCCGAGCGCGGAGGCGGTCGCGAGCCAGGCGTTGATCGTCGCAGTGGGCAGGCCGGTGATGTCGAGCTGAGAGGCATACCGCGCATCTTGCTCGGCCGCAGTGAGCAAGCCGAGTTCGCTGAGCGTCTTCCACTGCCCACGGTTGGTGGTCCGGTTGTAGGCCTGGATCGCGTCCTGCGCAGGCTCGGTCGCGCCGCCGATCGGGGTGACCGGGATCGTCACCGCGGTCGACCCATCGACCTCGTCCCACCACGCGTCTGGGGCGATATCTGCCTCGACCACGTCGCCGGTCGAGGCAGTGAAGCCGAGCGTCGGATACCGGTATGTGCCCTCGCGGGTAAACTCCCACTTCGCCATGGTGAGCGCCCTACTCGCGGTCGGCCTCGGGCAGGCCCTTGGCCACGCCCTGCCAGAACGACGCGAACGCTGTCACGACGGTCGTGCCGAGGGCGATGCCGGCGGCCGCGAGCGCGGTCTTGCCGTCGGTGACGACGGCGGTGATCGCTGTGGTCACGGTGGAGCTGCCGAGGCCCTGGGCGAGGGTGCGGTAGGCGCGCTTCGCGGCGGCCTTGTGGAGGCTGGTCATGTTCATGGGCGTGGCCTACTTCAGCTTCTCGGCGAGCTCGGCGACGACCTTGCGGGCGATCGCGGTCTCGTCGACGGTGACGTCGACCTTGATGCCGGCGGCGAGCTTGTCGACCTTTGCCTTGAGCGTCTCGACCTCGATCGCGAGCGCGGCGTTGTCGAATGTGGCGCGGGCGGCGTAGGACAGGACGTCGTCGAGGGCCATCTCGGTGGGGATGTCGTCGATCTTCTTGCCCTGTGCGGCGGCGATGGAGCGGCGGGTGGCCCAGGTGAGGGTCACCTTGCCGGCCTGGCCCTTGAGCTGCTTGATCACCTCGGCGGCGATCTCGTCCTTGGCTGCCATGAGCTCGTCCTCCTCGTAGTCGAACGTGTCGGTGTCGGGGTTGTGGTTCCAGTGCCACCACTCGCCGACGCGCTTGCCTTCGGCGTTGTCCCATCCGCGCTTGGTGGCTTCGCGCGCGAACGTGTTGTACTCGTCGGTGTCGAACCCGCCGAGGCCCTGGAAGTCGACGGCGCGGCCCTTGCCGTGGTTCGACGTGCCGGGGATCGCGGCCGAGGGGCGGCCGGCGCGGCGGAACCAGCGGCTGCCGTTCCAGAGGCGGGTGTCGAACGCGCCGCTGTCGAAGCGGAACAGCGGCTCCGATGTGTCGGTCGTGTAGTAGTCCTTGAAGACGTTGATCTGCATCTCGAGGGTCCGCATGGCGTGGCCCGGGATGGTGGTGCCGTGCCCGGTTGCGCGCAGCAGCGACTCGTAGGAGCGTGCCGTGCGCGCCAGCAGCTGGCCCGGCGTGGACAGGTTCACGAGGGTCTCGGTCATGTCTCCTCCGTGGGCTCGTGTGGTGTCAGTCCGTCGGGCGTGCCGGCGGTGGCGGGGGCTTGCGCTCCCAGATGTGCGCCTCGAGGACATCGATGTGGTCGTCGCGGGCACGGATACGCCGGTCGTCCTCGCGGCGCCCCTCCCAGAGGTTCTCGACCTGCTTCTCGAGCGCATCGATGCGGGCCCGGTCGCCGCGGGTGACGAACCAGGAGCCGCCGAGCGCGATGGCGGCGGCGACGATCGCTTCAGGACCCATCGCCTACGCCTCGGTCGAGAAGCGCAGGTTGTCCAGCGACAGCGCGGTGACGGTGCCCGCAGAGCCTGCGGCGACGTTGATGTTCAGCGCGCCGCCGGTGCCGACGGTGTAGTTGAAGAGGCGGTTCGCGACGTTGTACGCGCCCGGGGCGAGGAACTCGCCGTAGGGACGCCAGCCGGTGTTGAACTGGAACACGATCGCACCACCACCGACCGCGATCGCCGTGAACGTGATGCGGCCCCGCGCCTCGAGCTCGCCCTCCTTGATGCGGACCTGCGGCGTCGGGGTACCGGCCGCGCCGCCTCCCGAGAACGACCCGACGCTGGTGAGGTTGACCCATCCGGTGTCGCGGACGTCGAGGACGCGCACGGAAGAGCCGTCGTAGATCTCGATCTGCTTGCCCGCGGTCGCGTCCGCACGCCAGAAGATCGCGGGCCGCGTCGCGGACGGCGTGTACGACAGCCCGGCGATCTTCGAGGTCCGGTCCGCCGCGGACGAGCACAGGATGATGTCGTTGATCGTGGGGAACGCACCGAAGATCCCTGCCCGGGACGGGGCCTCGCCGGTGGCCGGCGGGACGGTGTGCCCGCGCTCGTTGGTCGCCATGTCTCTCCCTCGTTAGATCTGCCGGGTGTAGGTCACACGCAGCGCCATGCCGTCGCCCGAGCTCGTGCCGCGGACCGCGTTGTAGCCCGACCCGACGACGCACAGGCCCTTGACCGAGCCCGCCGCGAACGCCGCCACCATGGACGCCGGCAACTCGACCCAGATCGCACCCGAACGGCCCGGCGAGCCCGAGGCCGTGTCGCCCGACGACGACGGCGCACCACCCGGCCGGGCGGCGTGCGCGGAGCCTTGGACGGTGATCGTGGGGTAGGTCGCGAGCGCGAGGTCCGCGCCGCGCAGGCGGACCTCGATCTTGGAGATCGCGGTCGCGCCGAGGTCGACGATCTGGTCGGCGTAGGTTGCGAGGCCCGTGAAGGGGCCCTGTGTCGAGAACGACGGGTCGCCCTGGTACAGGGTCGATGCGCCGCCGTACTCCTCGCGGCTGGTGTTCCAGCGGTCCCAGGCGGCACGGTGGGCGTCGTAGGTGCCGGTGAACGTGGGGCGGATGGTCGCGGTCGCGGTCTCGGATGTCGAGGTGGTGGTCGCGACCGGGGGGGCGGCGGGGTCGTCGTCGTCGTCCTCGAGGTCGGCGGGGTCGATGTCGCACGGTCCGAGGATCAGGGTGGGCTTGCCGCCGAGGCGCGGCTCCCGCAGGACGTACACCTCGTCGGAGACGGAGTAGGTGACGATCGGGATGTACGGCAGGGTGTACGACTGCCCGACGACTGTGACGGTGGCCTTGTTCGCGCCCGCGTTGACGGCGGTCACGACCCCGACGGGGCGCGTCGACGAGGGCTTGGTGGGGCCGACCACGAGGAACGGCCGGCCCGCCTTGAACGGGTTCTTCAGCACGAACACCGTCTGGTTGACACGGTAGATGCCGGGCACGAACGGCAGCGCGATCGACTCCGCGCCGTCGACCGCGACGAGGGCTTTGTTCTTGGACTCGTCGATCGAGTCGAGCACGCCGACCGCGAGCATCTCGGTGTCGATCGACTGTTCGACACCAACGGGGAGGGTGACACCCTCGCGGGCGTAGTCGAACTGGTCGGTCATCCCAGTCCCACCTTCAGCTTCGTGTTGCCGTCCCTGTGGGTGAGGGGATGCTGGGCGGCGATGACGTACCCCTCCTCGCGCAGCCCCTCGTAGGTGACGGCGACGGGGTCGGCGGACTGCACCCGCGGATCCGATAGGCACTCGACGTCGAGCGTGCGCGCCGGACGCAGCGACCGGCGGAGCATCTTCGTGCCGGCCGCGAGCGCCTGGGTGGCGTTCGTGACGAACGGGGAGGACCACTCGCGGGTCTCGACACCGAACGTGGACACCGCGAACGGGCCCGTGGTCTGCTCCACGATCGCGAGCGTGGGCTTCTGGTCGGACCCGTCGGTGTCGGTCGCGTTGACCTTGATCCGGTTGTAGATCCCGTCGCGGGTGCCCGACGTCGGGGCAGACACCACGGTGCCGCCCTCGCCGTCGACGTACTCGAGGACGGGGACGGGGATGTCGGGCTGCGCCTCGACGACCCGGACCTGCCCGTACTCGTCGGCGTACACGCGTGCCGGCCACGCCTTCGCGAGCGCGTTGATCGCCGCGAGCCGGTCCGACCCGTACCCGGTCGATGTCGGGACCGTCCGGTCGGTGAGCGCCGGGTCGATCTGGACGCCGATGCCGCCGGGCACGAGACGGCGGATCTCGGAGGCGAACGTGCCGCCGGCGCGCGGCGCGAGCTGCCATGCGGGCTTGTTGCCGCGGATGACCTTGAACATGCCCGCCGTGGTCAGCTGCACGTCGCCGTCGCTCGGGTTGAAGTCCTGGATCTGGAACACCCCGAGGCGGGTCTCGTAGGACTGGCGGGTCAGGAGCGACGTCACGACGATCGACACGACCAGCTGCTGCCCGTTGGGAGCGAGCGGATGGCGCGGGTCGGCACCGGGCATCCAGTCGAAGCCGTCCTGACGGCGCGGCACATTGAGAGACACCGAGTCGGGGATCTCCTGCGACTCGTCCTCGTTGTACGTGCCACCCACGATCGGGACCTCCGGTGCGAGCAGCTCGCCTGCGAGCCACGACGACACCTGGGGACGCCAGATCAGGGAGCCCGCATACAGGGGACCCGGAGCACCGTCACGCACGTCAAGCCCCGTAGTCGTACCGGTCGAAGTCGTCCCAGTCCGCGCCCGACCACGCCGCGTCGAAGTCGTCCCACGACGCTGCCGACCAGGCCGCGTCGAAGTCGTCCCAGTCGAACACTGCCAGCGGCGTGCCGGGCTCGGGGTCACCGATGGCCTGCACATCGAGCTCGAACAGACGCAGCGTCCCGACCGCGCCGATCAGCTGGTCACGGTGCTTCGTGACCACGACGATCTCGACCGGCGGGATGTCACGCAGGTCCACCGTGTTGCGGCGCACCAGCACCGAGTTGTCCTCGAGGACCGCCTTCAGCGCCGCCGACTCCTCACCCTCGGCCTCGAGCGACCACTTCATCGACGCCGTCGAGGTCACGTCGACCCGGGCGACCGGGTCGCGACGACCCGCGACCTTCACGAGCGTCACGTCGTGGTCGTACTCGCGTGCGTCCTCAGGGTCCGCGATCTCCACGACCGCACGTTGCGCCCCGTCGAGGGTCTGCAGCATGCTGTACGCGTCGACGTCGAGCATGATCGCGGACGACGAGGTGACGTCACCGTCGATCGTGACCGTGTAGACGATGTCGCCGTTGAAGGGTGCACGGTTGTCGATCAGCACCAGCTGGTTGCCGTCGGACGTGCCGACTCCGCCCGGGACGGGCCACGAGAAGCCGCCGTAGGTGCCGTGCACCGTGTACGCGTCGCCAGCGGTCATGCCCGTCAGGACGACCTGCACGGGAGCGGGAGCGTCACCGGAAAGGATCGACGCCGAGATCGCGACCGCCATCGTCAGCCCCTCGCCCTCGCCGCGACACGGCGACCCTGACGGTGTGCACTCACGGCCTGATCGGCGGCAGTCTTCATCCGGCCCAGCAGGACACCGTCGGCGTCCCGCACCTCGAGGACCGCGCCCGCGAGAGACGTCGTGACGTGCACCGCGGAGCTGCCCGCGGAAGTCGGAGCGGAGACCACCGTGGCCTCGTCGAGGTAGCCACGCATGAACGACGCCAGCTTCGACAGCGGCGCGATCGCCTCAGGCTCGGAGCCCTCACCCACCACCGCGAGCGTGGGCCCGTAAGCGACAGCACCCGACGCGAGCAGCGGGATGCTCGGCATGCCCCAACCCTTGCCGCCGATCCCAGGGATCCAGTCCGGCGCCGTGAAGTGCAGCTTGCCGGCGGTGTTGTTCCAGAACGACGCGATCGCGTTGAACGCATTCTTGAACGGCTCCGACAGGAGATCCTTCACGGTCGCGAAGCCCTCCGCGACCTTGCCGGGCAGGTCACCGAACCAGTCGACGACCTTGCCCCAGTTCTCGGTGATGATCCCCAGCGGCGTCCACTTCCACACCTTCTTGATGAAGTTCCACGCACCCCGGAAGATGCTGACGGTCCGCTCCTTGAACCCGCCGAACCAGGTCGTGATCTTGCCCCAGTTCGACGTGACCATCCCGAACGGCGTCCACTTCCACACCTGCTTCATGAAGTTCCACGCGCCCCGGAAGATGCTGATCGCACGAGTCTTGAAGCCGGAGAAGAACTTCGTGATCTTGCCCCAGTTCGACGTGACCATCCCGATCGGCGTCCACTTGAACACCGTCTTGAGGAAGTTCCACGCGATACGGAACGCCGTGACGATCCGCGTCTTCACCCGCCCGAAGAACGGACCGACCTGCGACCAAGCGCCCTTGATGAACGCCCACGCGTTGAGCAGCCCCTCACGGAACCAGTCGACGTTGTTCCACGCCCACACGAGCGCCGCGACCAGGAGCGCGATCGCCGTCACGATCCACATCACCGGGCTCGCGTTCAGCGCCGCGTTCCACGCCCACTGCGCGGCCGTCACGATGCCCGTGCCGACCGCGGCGAGCCTCTGACCCACACCGAGGTTCGTCAGCCCCACCAGCAGCGAACCCGCCGCGCCCGCGCCCGCCAGGAGGTCCCCACCGAACGCCTTCACCCCGGCCGCGACCGTCCCGAACGGGCCAGGCAGGCTCATCGCGTCCTGCCACAGCCCATCGAAGCTGCGCCGCATCGACTCCGCCGACGCGATCCCGTTGTCGTACAACGTGTCCGACATGTTCTCCGTCGCATCGGACACGTCAGCGAGGGTCTGCTTGGCCGGGTCCATCGACAGGACCATCTCCTTGCCGGCGTCCTCCCACATCGACCCGAACAGCGCGACACCCGCCGCGTCCTGCTCCGCCGCATCCGAGACGCCCGCGAGCGCCTGGACGACCTCAGAGAAGGCCGTCTTCGCGGCAGGACCGCCCATCGCGATCTGCGACTGCATCTGCTCGGCGTTGAGGCCGATCGCCTCATACGCCTTAGCCGTCGAGTCCGACCCGTCGATCGCGCGCGTCGCGAACTCGTTCATCGCGTCGCCGGCCTTGTCGATCGAGAACGCACCCGAGTCGAGCGCGGAACCGAACATCGCGATCGCGTCCTGGCCCGACAGGCCCAGCTGCGACATCGGCTCCGAGTACTCCCACAGGGTGTCGAGGAACTCGTCGGTCTTGTCCAGACCGCCCTGCATGCCGGTGGTGATGATGTCGAACGCCTCGTCGGCATCCGCGGCGAGGCCGTTCTTCATCAGCTGGCCCGCGGCGCGCGTGACCTCGGAGACGTCCTTGTCGTAGGCGTCCGCGATCGCGAGCGCGTCGGTGACCATCTTCTGGGTCTCGGCCGACGACGTCTTGTTGAGGTCGACCATGTCCTCGCCGACCTCGGACACCGCCCGAGAGACCTCCTCGAGCGAGTCGCCCATGCCGTCGCGGAACGCGCCCTTCGCGGCGTCGGAGGCGGCCTGCGCGGCCTCAGGGATGAGGTTCAGCTGCGCCGCGACCTTGTCGCCCGACGCGTCGGCCGCGAGCGCGTCGTCGAGGCCGCCGAGCAGCTTCGTGCCGGCGTACCCGGCGGCGATCGATGCTGCCACGCCGAGCGCGTGCTCCTCGAACTTGTCGAAGACCTTCTTCGCCGGTGCCGCGTCGGCGAGGATGTCGAAGATCATGGAGCGGCGCGACGGCATCAGTGCCTCCTGGATCTACTCGCGGTGCGGGACTGGCGGGACTTGCGCTTCTGCTCCTTGCGCCACGAGTCGACGGAGTTCGCGACCGCCCACCATTGGGGCAGCGTGAGAGTCCAGATGTTCTCGTGGTTGAGGGAGGGGAAGATCTGCATCGCATCGAGCAGGCGGTGGTTGACCGCCTGCTCGATGGGCTCTGCGGCTACTGCTGGGAGGGCGGTGCGGCCTGCGGTGCTGCGTCGTCGCCCCGAGGCGAAGCCTCCGGGGCCGACGTAGGGTCCACCTGGGTGTCGTCCTCCGCGTCGTCGGTCGGGTCGCCGGCCTCACGCACCATGCGGATCTGGCCGTTCTCGATGTCGAGGACCTCGTCCCAGGTGGGCTTCATGCCGGCCTGCCACAGCGACGCGAAGATCAGTGCCGCGGTGAGCGACGAGCCCTGCTCGAGGTGGTCCTGCATCTGCTTGTTGTCCCACCCGGCCTGGTACTGCAGCTCGAGCTGGGTGCCGATCTTCATCTTCGACTGTGTGACGACGCGGTAGTCGCCGTCGAACTTGTCGTGGCCGTTGATCTTGATGCGAGCCATCTGGCTACGCTCCTCCCTTGTTCATCTCCTCGAGGCCCGCGTCGAGCGCGGCGAGGATCGCCTGTGCGAGCTCCTCACGGCGTTGCGTGATGACCTCGCCGAAGTACGGCCGCCCGGCCTGCGACACCCATGTCGAGCGGTTGCCGTAGACCGGGTGGCGGAACCGCTTCGTGTTGTAGGCCTTCGCGAATCCGGAACCGCCGCCGCGGATCCGGATCCCCGAACGGCGGCCTGTCTGGATCGCGACCTTGAGGCCCGCCTTGATCTCCTCGCGCGAGCCCCGGCCACGCCCGCGAGCGCCGGTCGTGGTGACGTCCGTGACGTACTCGCGGCGCGTGACCGAGATCCCGGACGCCCGGTTCGAGGACTTCCGGGTCGTGTACCGAGTCTTCTTCGACACACCCGTGACGAGACCGAGGGGTTCCTTGTCGAGCTCGACCCGCATGTACCCGATGACGCGCTTGCCTGCCTCGCGCAGCTCGCGGCGCACGTTGCGTGCGAGGATCGGGTCGAACTCCTTGAGGGCTTCGAGCTCGGCCTTGAGGTTGCGTCCTCGGACCTGGATGATCGCTTCGTCGGACGCAGCGTTGCGTGCGCCGACTCCCACGATCGCCCCTTAGACGGTGGTGTCGTCGGTGCGGTAGACGACGTAGATCATCTCGTTCGTGCCGTCCTCGAGGGCCGTGTAGTCCGCGGAGACGGTGATGACGTCGCCACCGGCGGACGTCGGGACGGCGCCCTCGAGACGGATCGCGGGGATCACGATCTGCAGGACGGGGTTCGACGACGACCCGATGGTCGAGGGGTGCGTGAACGTCAGCACCAGCGACAGGGTCGTCTGGTCGAGGTACGCGTCCGCCATCTCCTCGTTGTCGAACTCGAACTCGGCCGACCCGGACACGGTCGCCCGGCCGACGACGTTGGCGCGGGTGCGGCGACCCTGGCCGCCGATGTTCCATCCCTCGCCGTCGAGTCCCTGCTCGATCTTCACGTTGACGGTGCGAGCGGTCGCGGTCGCCGCGCCCGTGATCGACGCGAGCGCGGTCGTCGTGGGGACGGTGAGGGTGCCGTCGGAGAACGTCAGCGCGGCGTGCGTGAGGTGGAACAGCTCGGCGTCGACGGGGTACGACGGGGCGGCGTAGGCCACATCGCGGAGCACCTCGCGGCACATCCACTCGAGCGAGACCTTGAGGATGTCGTTCGCGGATGCGTCGAACTCGATCGACGAGGCCTGCGATCCGGGGAACGTGTACGTCTCGACGCCGGAGCCGTCGAGCTTCGGGATGCCCTTCTGCAGCGTGTACGACGGGTGCGCGCCCTTGGTCAGGGTGTGCACCTGCTGGTACACGCCCGAGTCGGAGGTCTCGACGTTCGTCGGCGTGCCACCGAGACCCGCCTCGAGGAGGAGACCCAGGCCCTTCGTCTTCGCCTCGTCCGTGATGGAACCGCCGGCGTCGATCTTGTTGACGACACGGCGGTCCAGGCGCGCGCCGCGCTGACCCGGGCGCATCCCCTCACCCTGGCCGTACTCCGTGGAGTCCTCGAGGGACTCCTCGGTGAACTCAAGGAACCGGTCGACCACGACGGGCGTGCCGTAGACCGACTCCTTCTTGACGCCGATCGAGCAGTCGAGCTGCGTGGTCATGGGCTACTCCTTCTCATCGGACGCCGCGGCGTCGTCGTTGGGCGCCTCATCGGCGTCGTCGTTGGGCGCCTCATCGGCGTCGTCGTTGGGCGCCTCATCGGCGTCGTCGTTGGGCGCCTCATCGGCGTCGTCGATGGGGGTCGGCTCGTCGAGCTCGACCTGGATGTCCTTCGCGGCCTTCGAGACCGCCTTCCACGAGTCCTGCGCGAGCAGGATCCGCGCATGGTCCTCCGAGACCTCGACGGTCTCGCCGCGGCCGACCCGGCAGCGAAGCAGCGGCACGTCCCGCGCGAACGGTCCGGCGTTCTTGATGGTGATGACGGCCATGGTCAACCTCGGATTCGGTACTTGGCGGTGAACTCGGCTTCGATCTCCCACAGCGCGCCCGCAGGCTGCGCCGTGTAGACGCTCTCGGCGTCGACCTCGGTGAGGAAGCAGGACAAGACGGTCCCGCCCACGGTCGTGTCGCCCGCGAGCGCGGAACGCAGCGACTCCGCGAAACGGTTGAGGAGTGCGAATGCTGCGTCACGTGCGACGTCGTCGATCAGCTCTGCGTCGCCGGCCTCGAAGTGAGCGAACATCATCGTGACGGTGCACTCCTCGTCACGGCCGCGTGTGCCGCCCAGCGTGGCGGGCTCCTGGGTCGACTTGTAGCGGCCCATCGTGACGACGGAGTCGGAGTACTCGATCGGCGAGGGGGTGCGGTTAACGCGCACGCCTTCGCCGTCGAACAGCGTCCGGGCGGCCTGGAACATGGCTTCGTGGAGGCTCGCGCCGATCGTCGAGACGGTGGTCATGCCAGGCCCGGCGTGTTCTTCAGCGACTGCAGCATCTCCCACGCACGCTTGGGGAGCGCGAAGCCCATCGGGGTGGTGAAGGTCTCCTCGACCGCGCCGGCTTCACGCAGGCCCTGTCGGGAGACCTGCCACATCTGCGCGATCACCTCGAGGCACGCCAGACGCGCCTGCGGCGGGATCGTCGTGCTCCCCACGGTGTAGGTGACGACGACGCTTCGGGCGCTGGTGAACGCTCCTGACGAGATGATGCCGGCGGCGGCGTCGACCGTGTAGTCCGTGGCGACGAGGGCGACGCCGTCGACCGTGACGGTCGAGACCGCGATGCCCGTGTGGGGCAGGAGGACGTCGTACTTGACGTCGGCGCCCAGGCACGTCCACGTCTTGTCGTCCGGCAGCAGGGGGCCCGTGACATTCTCGACGATCGCGGTCGCGGCTGCGACGTACAGGCCCAGCATCGCGATCGAGTCGTAGCTCTTCGCTGCCTGGGCGCCCAGGCGGAGCCGCTCAAGCGCGTCCTGCACCGACACCAGGTAGCGCGGCTGTGCGGGCCACACGTCTGCGATGTCCGCGACGATCGTGTCGTCATCGTGGGTCCACAGCAGTTGGTGCCGGCCGGGCTGCGTCGGCGTGAACACGGCCGAGAACGTGCTGCTCGACGCGCTCGGCGTCGGCGGGGACGGGAACGCGGTGCCGTCGGGCTGTGTGATCGTGAGCGTCGCAGACCCGCCCGTGTGGGCCTGCCACAGGACGGTCGCGATGCCACCGACGACGAACATGGCAGCGACCTACTCGCTCGCCTTGGTGGCCTCAGCGGAAGCCTTCACGGACCGCTTCGCGGGAGCCTTGCGCTTGGTGGTCTCCGGCGTGGGTGCGGTCGCGGCCTCGGGTGCCGGCGTCACGGGGTTGCCGTAGCGGTCGACCTTGACGACGCCGGGAAGCACGAGGCCCGCGGCGGTCATCTCCTCGCCCTCGGACTCCGGCAGCTCGACCGTGCCGCCGACCTTGGGCCAGTCGGCACCATTGCGGGTGCCCGAGATCTGGACTCGCATCGTGTACTTCGGCATCGTGTCCTCCTCGCCGAGTGGGGTAGTGGTGGGGCTGGGCGCCCCATGTTGGGGCGCCCAGCCGAGACGCGGCTTAGGCCGCGCCGCCGACGAACTTCTTGAACGCGCCGGTCTGGTCGACCAGGAGGCCGTCAGCGCGGACCGTCACGCGGTACGCGATCTGGTCCGAGTCGAAGGCGAACTGGTCGGACCGCTCGAACGTGACGCCGCGCGCCATGCGCACGTAGTACGCCGAGAAGTCGCCGAATCCGACCGACGCGGCGGTCGCCGCGACCGCGGCGATGTTCGGGTCGGTGGTGATCGGCTTGCCCAGCAGCGTGTCGGGCGCACCGACCGTCGCCGCGGGCTCGAACAGGTACCGGTTCGCACCGTCCTTGAGCTTGCGGACGGCACCGAGCGTGGCGTCCTTCATCAGCCAGCCGGCGTCGGGGGCGTTGCGGTACGGCGCGATGACCGAGAACATCAGGTCGATCAGGTTGTCCGCGGTGAACACGCCCGCGGCCGAGGCGGCACCGGTGGTGCCGGTCGACGCGGTGGTCATGATGCCGGTGGGCTTGGACGAACCGTTGCCCACCGCGATGTCGGTGCCGAGCGCGAGGCCGACGTTGCGGCCCATGACCTTCGCGAGGTAGCCCTCGAGGTCGACCGCGGAGTCCTCGACGAGCTCCTTCGACACCAGCACCAGCTGGCCGTACTTGTAGGCGCCGAGCGTGCGCTTCGCGAACGCCGGGTCGGTGCCCGCGAGGGTGCCGTTCTCCGCGACGGCCGCCGCAGCGCCGTGCGACGTCGTGACGGGGATCTCGATCGGCTCGCCACCGGCGGTGGTGAGGACCGTCGCGCCGGCCGTGATGACACCCGCCGCCTCGACCATGTGCTCGACGAGCTGGTCGTGGAACGACGTCGGGACGGTGTTGCCGCCGGCGGTCGCGGTGCCCTTGGTCAGGGCGCGCTTCCACGGCTCCTGCGAGGCCGCGAGCTCGATCTTGCGGATCTCGCCGCGGGCGAGCTGGCGGAACTGCTCGGAGATCGAGCCGGCCTCGGGCTCGTGGGCCGGCGAGGTGCCGAGCTTGCGCAGGGCCTCCTCGGCGGCACGGTTGTCCGCGTCGACCTGCGCGATCGCGTCGATGCGCGATCGGAGCTCGGTGAGGTCGCCCGACGCAGCGTCGAAGCGCTCCTGCTCCTGCGCGTTGAGGTCGCGGCCCTCGTTCGACGCGGTGTCGAGGATGGCCTGAGCCTCGTTCCAGATGCGCTGACGCTTCTCCGTCAGCTCGGTGAGGACCTTGATGGTCATGATGGTTCCCCTTTTGCTTGGGTGGAGTGGTGGGTGGTGCCGGGTGCGGTGCTCGCTGCCCAAGCGGGTACTGCTAGCGCAGGTCGTCCAGGATGAGGCGGCGCTGCATCAGCGCGATCGGCGAGTGCGTGGCGCGCTGCTCGTCGTCGTGCTGCTCCTCGACCGCGGGGGCCGGGGGAGTCTCGTGGAGGAGGCGCTCCTTGCGCGCCTCCGGGGTGAGGGTCGCGAACTCGTCGAGGTCCATCCCGATCCGCTCCGAGAGGGAGCGGACGGCGGCGGTGGTGTCGCGGTACGCGGGGTTGTTCACCGGCGCGACGTCGATCAGCTGGACCGACCGCAGGATCCGCAGTGGGAAGCCCTGGTCCGTCACTGACCACTCGTCTTCCATCGTGTAGAACGCGAACGACGAGTGGCGGACGTCGCCGCGGCCCGCGAGCGCTCGGAGGTCACGGCCGGCGCCCGTGTCGGGCAGGTCGACCTCGTAGGCGAGCCCCAGGTTGTCCGTCGACAGCCTCAGGGTGCCGGCGTCGGTCGTGCCGAGGAGGTACGCGTCCTCGTGGTTGTAGCGCGCCATGACCGGCACCGCGTCCGCGATCGACTTGTTGAATGCCGCCGGGTCCACCAGCTCGACGAACCCACCGAGGTTCTGGCTGTACGAGTTGAACCGCGACGCGTACCCCGCGAGCACGCCGATGCCGCCGTCAGCGGCGCGCAGCTCCACGGGCTCGAGGCGGCCCGTGCGGATCTCGAGCTTGTCGTTCATGATGCGTCTCCCGTTGTCGGGTCGATGGGTGCAGGGTCGTGAAGTGCGCGCGGCTCCGCGGTCGGGCGTGCCGCCGGGCGGAAGGTCGTGATCCACTCGGCGCGCTCGGCGTCGGTCAGCGGAGGCTTCTCCTCGAGCGCGCGCGCGTCGTCGAGGGTCTCGAGGCCCAGCTCGAGCGCGATCTTGTGCGTCTCCATCCGCTCCTTGGGCTCCGCGCGCAGCGGGGCATCCAGGTTGAACTTCGCGTACTGACCGCGCGGCAGCAGCGACGTCAGCGCCTCCTCGAAGCGAGCCGACCACGGGGTGACGGTGCGGACGTTGAACTTGCGGAGCTCCATCACGAGCGTCGCGTACTGGCGCGAGTGGCCCGTCTTGCCACCGATGTCCTCGGGTGCGACGCGGTAGATTGCGGCGATCTCCGTCGCGGAAGCCTCGATCGCGTCGAGGAAGATCGCGTCGGCTGCCGATACCGACAGCTGCTGCCAGTCCCAGTCCTTGCCGGTGACGAAGATGTCCCGGCCTGCGACCGCGGCCCGGAAGCGGCGCTTCGCGATCGCCGACTCCTCGGCGCCGAGAGTTGCACTGTTGTTGTTCCGGAGGATGCCCGCGGGCGTGACGCCGCGCTCGAAGAACGCGGCCCCGAACTGCTGGGCGGCGTCGGCCTTCGTGAACTGGCGTCGGAACGCCGCGATCGGCGACAGGCCCACGATCGAGCCGGGCTGGACGTAGGCCGGGATGTGCGTGACCGCCGCCGGGTCGAGCTCGACGCCGCGGTGGAAGTACCGGGGCGCGATGCCCGTCTCGTCGACCCGCACGTTCTCCGGGTTGAGCCACACGAGCTTCTCGGGCCAGCCCGTCGCGCCGAGCCTCACCGTGTAGCCATAGGCGTTGCCGTGGAGCAGGAGCGACGCGAGCGCCTGGTGGAGCCACGCGATCCTGCCCGTCTGCGTCAGCTGTGGGTTCGTCAGGATCGTCGGCTGCCGCTCGAGCCGGACGCGCCCAGCCCCGGAGCCCGTGTACGCGTGCAGCGGGAGCGTCGCGATCGAGTCCGCGATGAGGCTCGTCGCGGCGTACACCGGGATCAGACGCGTCGCCGTCGTCGCCGACAGACCGCCCGCAAGGGTGCCTCCGGCATCCCACGAGAGCGAGTCGATGGAGCGACGCTCCGAGGGCTTGTCGAAGAACAGGCTCATCGGTCAGCCTTCCCGCGTCGCGGCGCGTTCACACGCGCGATGAGCGCCGACGCACCGATCAGCACGCCGCCGGCGACAGCGACGCCCGCCGCGATCGAGAACGGCGCCAGCGCGAGCGCCGCGGCAACCGCGAGCGCGACGATTCCCGCCGTCTCGAGTGCCGTGGTGATGACGTGCTGCATGCGTTCTCCGGGTTCAGCCGAGCGAGTCGGCGATGTCGTAGTCGTCCGTCCGTTCCTTGATCCACGCCCAACGGGCGAGCAGGACCGCGTACAGCGGTGTGATGTCATTGAGGCCGCGACGGGTGAAGACCCACGCCCCGTCGCCGATGTCACGCTTCCTGGCAGACAGGACGGCGTCGTTGAGCAGGGGGTCGTTCATGTGGCTGAACGAGCCCTCGTAGACCGCGTCGTAGAACGACCCGCAGGCGGCGACCTTGTCGCGCTGGCCGAACTGGATCACCTCGAATCCCGCCTCCTCGAGGTCGGGAATCAGGCTGCCGGCGGCGCCCGTGCCGTCAACCGCGACGATGTTCCCGCCGTGATCGGTGCGGAGCTTCACGAGCGTGCCGACCGCGTTGCGGGTGTCCTCGAGGCGGGTGACGACCTCGGCAAAGGTGCGCCGATCCGCGAGCGCGGGCGCGCCGGCCATCGCGATCGACACACTGTCGCGGTACGGGGAGACGTCGATCGCCCAGAGGGGGTCGCCGGTCCATACGTCAGGGTCGTTGTCGGGGACGGTGCAGGCCTTCCACGGCTCGAACGCGATGATCCCCTGGGTGGCCTTCTTGTCGACCCACTGGTTCAGGAACGCCCGGCGGAAGTCGTCCTCGTCCATGCTGTCGCGCTCGGCCCTGACGAGGTCCTCACCGGCCGCGACGAGCTCCGGCTCGATGACCTCGCCGCGCGGACCGTAGATCGCGTCGCGCAGGATGACGCCGTAGGCCGGCATCACCGATCGCCACACCTCAGGGTCGTCCGGGTCGGCGTCGTCGTCAGCCGACCACTCGAACCCGGCGACCCGGGACTCCGCTCCGGAGGCGATCCTGTCCCGCAGGTCGTCGACCTTCTGGCGCCAGTACAGGGAGTCGCCGTCGCCGGCGGTCGACAGGACCCATAGCTGCGCGTTCGGACGTTGCATCATCGCGGGCCGCATGGCCTGCTCGATGCGGGAGTCGACGTGCGCGAACGCCTCGTCGATCAGCCCAAGGTCGAGGGAGGGACCGTGGCCCGACTTCTTCGTGACCGCGTCGATCCACCAGCCGGACCGGTTGATGAACGAGATGTGCTCGGATCCCGCCTGCGCGCGGAAGCCAGGCTTGTCGCCCGACGTCCTCGCGAGCGTCGCCGCCAGCACCGACGCCGAGATCGGGTCGTAGAAGTCCTCTTCGAGGCGCTGACGGGCCATATTGCGCGACTGCGCCGTGTAAACGATGCGTTGCTTCGCCCACGCGAGGGCCTGGAACAGGGCCCTGGTCTTCACCGCAGTCGTCTTGCCCTGCTGGCGTGGCAGCGCGATCCGGACCTCGCGGTAGAAGAAGTGCCCCGTCGACGGGTCGATCTCGAGCGCGACGTCGAGCACCCACCGCTGCCACGGCATCAGCGGCTCGCCCATCGCCGCAGCGAGCGCGGCGGCCTTCGGGCCTAGGGTCTTGCGCGCGGGATTGCGCTGGGTTCCGAACCGCGGGGGAGTGAACCCGAGCGGCGGGCTACTGGTCGTCGGGGGTGCCGAGGCCACTGAGGATCCCCTCGAGGCCGCCGACGATGCCGGCGTTGCCGCCCGCCGCGGCGCGAAGGCCGTTCAGGCACTCGCGCAGCCGCAGCTGGATCGGCGACGACAGATCGAGACGATCGAGCTCCGCGAGGTGGTCGAGGTAGCGGGCGTTCATCAGCGCGAGCGCCGAGAGGGTCTGCTTCCATGGCGGCTCACCCACGAGCGCGTCGAGCTCGGCCGCGAGGGTCTTCTCGATGCCGTTGTCGCGCATGCGGCGCAGGATGTCGGCCGCCGGCGGCAGCTGCAGCGGCGGCCGCGGCTCCTCCCACTCGTCGACCTTGGCCTGCAGCGCCCGCTCCTTGCGACGACGCTCACGGCGGTCCCGCTCGGCCTTCGCGTGCGCCTGCCGGCAGGTGTCGCACTTGCATCCACGGCGGTACCCGGAGGTGCCATGCGTCGTGATCGGCATCGCTCACTCCTGCCTGTGGGGCCCCATCAGGGCAGATCGGTGGGGGGAAAAAAAGGTCAACTGCGCGATCGCCCAGAAATCGCCTTGCGCAAAAAACGGGCCATTACGCCTGGTAACTGGCGAACTGTGCGCTACACGGCCCAGTTGCGCGAGCGTGGCCTCCGCTGCTCGTGCTCGCCGGACCCGCGGGACGAGTTGCATCCGAAGTGCGCGGGCCGCAGGTTCTCTCGTGCGGTCGGGTGCCCGCCCTTCTTGAGCGACACGATGTGGTCGACCGAGGGTCCGAGCGGGTGGTTCCTGCGGAGGCCGAAGATGATCTCGCGGGTCGACGCCTTGCAGCGCTCGGCCTCGCACATCGAGCCGGGCGGGCAGACCTCGCGCGTCAGCTCGCGCCATCGTCGCCCGCCCCGGCCCCGCCTGGGGTCCCACTCATTCAGCGGCATGGGATCCTCCGGGGTGAGCCGACGCCGCCCCGGGTCGCGTGGGTCGAGCGTCGGCCTTCTGTGTGGCCCGGGCGCTGCCCACGCCCGTGCGACCCGCCGTGCATGCAGCCTCGCCCACCGGGGCTGGACATGCGGAAGGCCCGGACCATCGGGCCGGGCCTTCACGGGTGGACGCCTGCAGGCGCACGTCACCCAGTGGTTCCGATGGTACGCCTGACACCGGCCATCGGGGAAGCGTTCACGGTGTCGGCGTGTCGGGCAGATCACCGAGACGGGCATGGAACGCGACGTGGGCGGGCACGTCGTCGTTCGTCAGCCACGCCCCGCAGCCGATGCACCGGTTCGTCAGGAGCATCCCGATGCGGCCCGTCTGCACGGCCGCGTCGACCGTCACGGTGTCGTCGACGTCGTACTGCTCGATCAGCCCGGTCTCATCCATGGTCATGCGTCATCCTCCACTGCGTCGTCATCCTCACCGTCGGCGTCGTCCTCGTCGACGCCCTCAGCGTTCTGCTTCTTGATCTCCGCACCGAGCATCCAGATCTGGTTCTCGTCCCACGTCTCCTTGCACTCCTTGCACCAGCCGACGCCGAGCTGCCCCGACACGTCGAACCGGATCCGCAGAGAGTCCATCGCCGAGCACCACGGGCATCGGTTGTGCGGAGCCCACGGCCGCGCGTCGAGACCCGACAGGACCTTCGCGGCGATGACCCAACGCTTCGCGAGCGCCGCGAGCTCGAGCAGGTCCGCGTCCACCAGGGTCGGGATCCGCCTGATGATGAGGGCCAGGTTCGCCTCGAGCGGGCCGGGCTGGGTGTGGAGCTTGCCGCTGACGAACGCGGTGACATCGTGGTCGATGGACCGTTGCCCGTCGATCGCGTCGGTGTGCGCCAGGACCGTCGACTGGTAGCCGCCCGACGTCGACCCGTTGGCCTGCTTCGTCGCATGCTGCAGCTGCTCGAGCAGACTCGGCAGCTCGGTCGTGTGAAGGCCGGCGGGCATGTTCTCCCACCGGTGGTCGGTGTCGTCCCACCGGTACCACGGCTCGTGACTGGTGAACGGCTCGATCATCGGCCGCAGCTGGTGCGCGAGATCAGCCTGCAGGCGGCGGCGTTCCTGAGCGGTGAGCGGCGGAGTGTCCGTGGTGGGCTGAGGGGTGGGCATGGCTAGACCTCCGTGGTGGGCTGAGGCTTCGGGCGATGGCGGCGAGACCTGCGAGGGCGCGGCATGCTGCCAGGCGAGTCCAGGTCAGGCCCGTAACTACTAGTCCCGTCCCGACCCGACCCGACAGATCTAGTTCCGACACCCCCCGGATCTGTGATCTGACGTAGATCGGGCGGATCTGTGGTCGGACCTGGGGTTTCGGTCGCGTTCTCCGCGCGCGTGGTCCGCTGGCCGGCCGTCGCGTTCTCCATCTTGGGCCGCTGGCCGTGCGTGCCGGTCGCGTTCTCCGAGGTGGTCCGCTGGCGGTCGGTCGCGTTCTCCACGGGCGTGGTCCGCTGGCCGTTGAGCATCTCGGCGATCTTCGCCCGAGTGGGGAAGGTGCCGAGACGGGTCTTGATGAACTCCTTCGTCACCGCGCCGTAGACGGGGTGCTCGGGCGGGGGCAGGAGGTCGCCCTTGTTGGCGTGGTCGCCGTTGCAGTCCCGGCAGGACACGACGAACTCGTCGAGCACGGTGGGCTGGTTGGCGATGTTGACGTGGTCGTACTCCGCACCCCGCAGGCTCTTCCGGTCACGCCAGTTGACCGGGTTCGAGCAGTACCGGCAGTTGTCGCCATCCCGCAGGCGTGCGTACACGACGAGCCGGTCGTCACGACGATCGCGAGCGCGGATGCGGTCGTTGTCGATGTCGTCCTGGCCGCGGAGGTGGAGGTAGGCGGGGTCGTTGATGAGTTCCCAGCCGCCGTCGATGGGCTTCCACACCTTCGCGTACACGAGCATGCCCATCAGGTGCTGTGCGCGGGCCGGGGAACCCGCGAGGGAGCGGACCATGCCGAGGGTGACCTTCCGGTCGGTCTCCTTCGAGCCGGCCTCGAGCGCGAGCCGGCAGGAGAACCCAAACACCTCGTCCACGGTGCGCTCGTCAGCGTCCTCGAGGTCGAGGGGCGCGAGGGTGCGCGGGTCGTGGGCGGCGGTGTCGCCGGTACGGAGCCATGACACGAGGGGAGGGTCCTCTCAGCTGGTGGTCGGGTGGGTCAGTCGGAGCAGCCGGCGCACTCGGCGGTGTGCGGGTTCACGGAACGGCCGCACGCTGTGCACTTGCCGGGCTGGGGCGGGTGGCAGCGGTAGCAGGGGCACGGGTGCGGGCTCGCGTCGTCCTCGTGGGGAGTCGTCGACAGGCCCGTGCACTCGTAGTGGTTGCCGCGAGCGCACTCCGAGCAGAGCTTGATCTTCATCAGGGATTCACCTCCTCCCTGTGCCGCGGTCGCGATGACGGGCTTCGCGCACCGCCTCGACATGGCGCATCACGTCGCGCACGGCCGCCCGGTATGTCAGTCGGGCGATCGGTGCCTTCCAGGTGCACCCACAGGTCGCGCGACGCGTCATGCGCGTGCGCGGTGCGTCGATCTGGTGTGCAGCATTGAAGTGCGGACCCGCCCACCGGGCGATCTCGGTCGTAGCATCGGTCACCACGTGCGGAACCCTCCCTTCGTGGAGGCGGCTCGCATGAACTCGACCCAGGCGGTCCAGAACTCGGCCATGCGCCCCTCGAGCGCCGGCGGCGGCGACGCGTCGATGACCGCGAGCGCGTCGCGGATCTCCTGCTCGGTGACGAGCCAGCCGTCATTGCTGCCGTCGATCTTGTGGAGCGGGATGCCGGGCGGGCCGTCACCGTGCGGCGAGGTTAGGCGGTCTAGGCCTTCGAGGTAGCCGTTCTCGTCGTCGTCATGGTCGGGGATGGCGGCCCACGCCTCAGCGCTCGGTGCCGGGGGCGCTTGCGAGTCGTGGCCGGCACCGAGGTCGAACATGATGTCCGCGAGTCTGGTGCCGAGGGCGATGTTCGCGTCGTAGGAAGCCTCACCCTGAACAGCCCTGTAGTTGTAGCCCATCACTTCACCTCGGGTCGTGCGTCGCCGACGTAGTGGCCGAGTGAGCGCATCCCGAGGGGGTTGCGCATGCCCAGGTGCTCGTTGGCGAGGGTGAACTGCTGGAACTGGAAGTCGATCGGCAGACCCGTCGCAGCGGCCAGGTAGGCGCTGATCGCGAGCGCGAGCAACGTGACGGCGTCGCGGCCCAGGGCGCGCTCGACGTCGGCGTAGTAGTCGTCGGGCAGGATCAGGCGGACGTCGACGTCGCGGTACCCGCCGCGGGTCGTGCCGGTGCCGACGAGGTACGGGCCGTGCGCGGCTGGGAAGGCCTCGCGGATCGGCTTGCACGCCTGGTCGAGGGCGAACATTTGTGCCGGGCTGAACGCGCTCATCGGCTGTTCCTCCTGTTGCTCGCGCGATTGCAGCCGCTACGGTTGGGGCCACCTACTACGAGGGGGCGGACATGGCCGAGATCACCTACACGCTGACGGATGCCGAGTGGGCGGATGCGCTCAAGGTCGGCCTGGATGCTGCGCTGAAGGCGCGGTTCGAGGACGGCAACCCGGACGGCGCTGCGACGATCGGCCTCGAAGCCGGTCAGGCGAGGGCTCGCGAGATCACGGCCGGCCGCGTGCACGGCGCCTGACGTCATCGCGTCACCTCCGCGAGCGCGGCGGCGATCGCCTGCTCGAGGTCCTCGTCAGGCTTCCACAGGCCGAGGCGGCCGCGAGCGCGGATCGGATTCGTGAGCGGGCGGGGGTTGGTGAGGACCAGGTGGTGGTGGTCCGCCATCGCCCAGGAGGAGCAGGCGAGCTCGCCAGGAGTGTGCGGGTGGGCTTTGTCGTCGCAGCGGTCGTCCTTGTGGACGTCGACGAGGTCGACCACGCCGACGATCGCCGATTGCGGGGCCTTGAGGACGTAGGTGCCGGCGCGGTCGTAGATCTCCTCAGCCGCCTGGTGGTACCTCTCCGCCTCGCGAGCTGCGGCGTGGATCGCGACGGGGCCGCGGTAGTCGCCCGCGATGTTGCGCGAGCGGTTCTCGACGTGCTTGCCGCCGTGGATGATCGCCCACGCCCAGGGCTGACGCACGGTAAGGACCCTCATCGGGCCACCTCCGCGAGCACAGCGCGGGCGTTCATGCGCGGCCTCCTCGGATGATGCGCACGGTCGCGCACGGGAACTCCCACCCACAGGCGCACGTGGCGGGATGGTTCGCGGTCGGACGGTGGTTGGCGGTGAGAGCGGCAAGCACCCCCGCCGCCTCCCACGCCCGCACGTCGCGCTGATCCCACGACAGTTGGCCAGTCTCGCCTCGCATGTGGCGCGCGTAGTCGCCCGCATCGCGTCGCAGAGCCTGGACCAACGCCTCCCGCTCGTCCTCGCTCGGGGCGGCGTGGTTGTGGTCGCCCGGGTCGTTGCAGTGACCCTGAGTGTCCGAGAAGCACCCGTGCTGGTGGGCGGGGGCGGGGCAGTTGTAGTCACCCGTGCACCCGGGCAGCGGCGGGTCCTCACTCGCGGCGGTGCGGTCGAAGTAGGCATCCAGAAGTTCCGGGGCCTTCGGGTCATGCGTGAGGTCCAACACGAAGTACCGGCACCCGTGGTGCTTCTCGCCGGGTGCGTCGCGCCCATCACGGCGCGTCACCCGGTAGCGGTCTTCCAGCGTCACGCCCTCGCCACCGCTCGGGGCGGTGCGGTCGAGGATGGCGCGGATAGCGACAGCCCGGTCATGGCTCGGGCAGGGCCACATGGTGGTCGTGCATGAGGTGCAGGACTTCGCGGTGACGCCGTTGCCCATGTCGAGGTCGTACTCGTCGGAGCACTGGTGGAGATCGAGAAGTGCGTCGACCTCGGCGGTGATGGGGTCACTCATCGCTGGACTCGATGTACTTCGGGCACTTGCAGGTGATGCGGTCGCAGCCGCGGAGCATGGGGGTGTGCTCGCTGGCGGGGTGGCCGCAGGTGGTGCAGTTCGGTTCCATGGCGGCTGCTCCTAGATCTCGTGGTGCTCGTTGGGGTCGTCGATGTTGTCCCACGCTCCGGGCGGCGGGAACGCGCGCGGAGCGTGGGAGGCGGGGGACGGCGTGACGGGGGTGTAGCGGAGGCGGTGCCAGAGGTCGTCGATCGCGGCGTGGGTGGCGCGGGGGATCTCGGTGACGTCGTCAGCGAGGATCGACGACACGACGATGCCGGCAGCGCCGAGACGCTGGTTGAGGCGGAGGTGGTCGTACCCGATGCGGTAGAGCGAGAGGATGCGGCGCTTCGCTCCGAGCGCGGACACCATGCGGGAGGTGGGGGCCTCGGTGGGCTTCGGCGCGAACGATGCAGGCCGCTGCGGCGCGGGTACGGCCTTCGGGTTCGGCAGCTTCGTGACCTTCTTCGTCTTGGCCGGGGCGTGCTTCGACGGGTTGAGGCCGTCGCGGAGCTTGTACCTCGAGATCCGCTGCTGAGCGGCCGACGACGACACGCCCGCGGCCTCCGCTGCCTCGGTGATGGATGCCCCGGTCGCGAGCGCGGTGCGGATGGCGTCGTTGATGCGTTGGGTCTCGGCGGCGGTCTTGCGGCCACCGCGGGGCGGGGTGCGCTTGGCCTTGGGAGCCGGTGCCGGTGCCGGGTCGGGCGTGGGCTTGGGGTCGGACACAACCGGTGCGGCGGTGGCCGGGTCGAGCGGGATCATGATCTCCGGGTCGGGGCCGACGCCGACGATGGTGACGACGCCGAGGAGGTAGAGCCGCTTGATCTCGTCGTCGGTGAGACGGCGCACGGTGTGGTGGGCGTCGCCGAGGGTCAGGAACGCAGCGGGGGCCGTCGGGTCAGGGTTCGCGGTGATCGCGATGGTGGTGGTGACGAGGTGGTGGATCGTGATGGTGTCGGAGCCGTTCATGTCGGGTCCTCCTCGGGCCAGGTGTGGGCTTCGTCGTAGTGGTTGGCGTGGCCGATGGTCATCGCTTCGCAGCGGTGGCCGCAGGTGGGGCAGGCCGCGGGGCAGCGGGTCATGCAGAGGTGGTGCGGACGAGGACGCGTGCGGGGAGCGTGAGGGACTGGTAGGGGGTGGAGCGCCAGGCGTGCGCGGTGTTGATCCATCCCGTCGCGTCCTCGACGACCGCGTCATCCGCGACGCCCGCGAACTCGATGGGGGTGTTGACGATGATGGGCGGGTCGGGCTCGGTGTAGAGCAGGACCGGCAGGCTGGGCGTGTAGGCGATGTCGGGGTCGGGCTTCGCGAGCTCCTCCTCGTCGCGGAGACGCTGCACCTCAGCGCCCGCGAGGAACCTGACGTGGTCGACGAGCTCGGCCGTGAGCTCAGTCAGCGCCGCGAGCTGGTGGTGCGTGGCGATCGCGACGAGCGCGGCTGTCGCGTCGTGGTCGTCCACGCTGCGCGCGATCCCAGCGCGCTCGAGGTAGTCGTCCGCGAGCGCGCGGTGGTTGATGGTGTCAGGCACGGTGGGCTCCGTTCTGGCGGGCGCGTTGCGTCTGCCCGTACTCGGTGAAGGCGGTGATGGCTCGCAGGTCTGCGAGGGTGAGCTCTGCGAGGGCGCGGCCGGTCGCGCGGATGGCGTCGAGTTCGATGAGCCAGTCGGACCAGCCGCCGTAGGCGGGCAGGTCGGGGGAGCGGCGGCAGCAGGTGACGGGGGATCCGCAGAGGGTGCCGTCGTGGGCGATGAGGATGCCGGGTGCGTCGAGGGGTGTGAGCTTGTGCAGCACGATCCCGTTCGACGCGGTGAAGATCGCGACGTTGCCGGCCTCGATCGTGAGGGCCCCGCCGGTGAGGGGTGCGAAGCCGTCCGGGAGGGGCTGACGGGAGCGTGCGCCGGGGACGCCGCGGCGCATGTGCTCGCTGGCCTGCTGTGCGATCGGGGACACCGTGGCGGGCTGGGTGTGGTGGGCGCGCCACCAACGCATGGCGGGCTTCACCAGCCCCAGGGGGGTGAACAGGATCGCGACCGCGATGACGGTGATCCAGGCGTCCGTGGTCATCGTGCACGCTCCTCGAGGATCAGGCGGCGGCGGGCCCACGCGAGGAGCGCGACCGCGGTGAGCACCGCGAGCGCGGCGAGGGCGGCGAGACCGCGGCCGGCGGTCGCGGCGACGTGGGTCGACACGGCCGCGGTCGCGACGGTCAGGAGGGCGATGATCGTGAGGGCGCGGACGTCGGCGGCGGTCATGATGCGATCTCCGCTGGTCGACGGTTCATGCGGGACAGGCGCTGGCGGACGGTTTCGGCGTTCATGGCAAGCGAAGCGGCGATCTCTTCGACGTCGAGACCGGCGGCGGCGCGGGCAGCGATCGCAGCGTCCTCACGCTTGCGGCGCTGCTCGTCTGCGCTCGGGATGCCGCGAGCGCGGCGGACCTTCGCTCGCTCGCGGTCCGAGAGACCACCGATGGTGCCGCCGCTGATGTCGTTCGCGATCGCCCACTCGAGGCACTTCTCTCGGACGTCGCAGCGGCTGCAGATCCACTTCGCCTCGCGCGTCGAGCCGCCCTTGCCGGGGAAGAAGACCTCCGGGTCGACCTGCGCGCAGAGCGCGTCTGCCTGCCAGTCCAGGGCGCCCATCAGTCCGCGTCCTTGATGAGATCCGCGAGCGCGGTGACGAGGTCGGTCTCGCGGGGGGTGAGCTCGTAGCCGATGTCGCGGAGCGTGGTGAGGTAGCGGTGGACGGGACCCTGGGCGGCGCCGAGGGGGTTGTAGCCCGCCGAGCGTGCGATCCGCTCCCATCCCCACGGGTCGGTCGGGACGAGTGCTTCGGTGGCGGACAGGAGTGCGAGGGTCGCGAGGCGGTCGGGGCCCTTTACGGAGTCGGCGAGGACGTCGTCGATGATGGTGTCGCCCCACAGGTGCACGTTGATGGTGCGGCGTCCGGTCTTGACGATGTCGGTGGCGTAGGCCGCGAGCGCGGCGCGCATCGGGCCCACGTGCTCGGCAGCGGGGAGGAAGAGCGCCGCGACCCACGCGCGGCGGCCCTCGGTGGCGGCGTTGATGTCGCGTTCGAGCTGCTCGATCTCCTCACGGTCCGCGCGGTCCTCGTCGGACTCGACGCGTTCGGGCTGGGCGGCACGCTTCGCAGCGGCGATCGCGGCGAGCTCCTCGCGGCGCTTGGCGTGGTTGTCGGGTTTGACGCAGATCAGGCGACCGAGCGACGTGAGCGTGTCCCCACCGAGGTAGTAGTCGGAGGTGCACAGGAGACCACCGTCGCAACCCGACTTGTGGTGCTGCTTCGGGGTCCACTCGAGCTCACCGAGGGAGACCTTGGGGGAGTACTCCCACTCGCTCTTCATCGTGACGTCGAAGTCGAACTCGGCGGCGAGGTCCTTCGCACGGGCGAGCCGCTCGCGACGGCGGGCCTGCGTGAGGGCGTCCTGGATCGCGTACCCGGGGATCTTCTTGCCCGCCTCGACGGCCTTGATCGCCTTCGCGAACGCGACGTCGTCACGCTCGGGCAGGCCCGCGAAGTCCGCGGCCTCCTCGAGTGTGCACTGACGCTCGAGGACCGCGGCATGCAAGTTCTCCGGCAGGGACGCAACCTTGATGCGCTGTGCGACGGTCGATGCGGCACGGCCCGTCTCGGATGCGATACGGGCCTGGGTGACGCCGAGGTCGAGGAGACCCTGATAGCCGGTGCCTTCCTCGATGACGTTGAGGTCGACACGCTGGATGTTCTCGAGGAGCATCAGCTCGAGCTGGCCGGCCTCGTCGAGCTCGTGGTCGATGAGGGCGGGGACGACGGTGAAGCCCGCCTCGATCGCGGCCGCGCGACGCCGGTGGCCGATGACGGCACGGAACCGGGAGGGGTCGTCGGGGTGCGGCACCACCGTGAGGGGCTGGCGGATGCCGTGGGCCGCGATCGAGGCGGACAGCTCGGTGAGGTCACCCAACTCCTTGCGGGGGTTGCGCGGGTGGGGGTCGATCAGGTGCGGATCGATCGCGACCAGGCCGGTCGCCTGCAGGCGCTCCGTGATCAGGTCGGCGGTGTCGAGCGCGACGTCGACGTCGACGTCGGTGGCGGTGGTGACGGAGGTGCGCTTCTTCGTGGGCATGATGGGGTTCCTTCCGGTGGGCGTCAGGAGTCGTGGTTGCCGCGGACAACGGCGGGGCAGACAGCGGCGTGGAGGCGGATGACCTCCTCACCGCCTTCGAAGTCGACGTGCTCACCGGGGGTGAGGCGGCGGGCGAACGTCGCTCCGGTGCGCGGGTCGGGGTAGGCGACCCACTTCGCGAGGGGGTCGCCGTTGCGACGCACGTGCGTCGGGTCGAAGCGGAGGGACTTACGGCGCGCAGGGACGTACACGAAGTTGATCGGTGCGCGGCAGCCCGCCTCGGGGCAGCGGTCGTCGGGGGCGTAGGCCATGTCAGCTGCCCTCCGGGAGGTGCGCCGTCCGGATGTAGACGCGGACCGGGGCGCTGTGCGCCGACGGGCCGGTCGAGGGCTCCGTGACCGGGACGTCGAGGCCACGGAACGTGGTCCAGATCGGCTCGAGGTGACCGCGCGAGCACATGATGACCATGAGGCCGCCGCGGGAGCGGTTGGGGATGTTCGCGGCGTCAAGCTCGGGACGGATGACGTTGACGGACACGACCATGCCGGCGGGGAGTGCGGTCACGATCGCCTCGGTCGCGGCCTCGCGGGCCTCGCGGGAGTCGAGGTGGTAGACGGAAGCCTGCTGGCCGGCGCGCTTGAGGTCACGCGGGGTGAGGGTCGCGGTCACAGTGCGGCCTCCACTCGATCGAGAGCGTCGAGGACGTCCTGGGTGGCGGACTCGAGGGTCGGGCGGTCCATGAGCTGCGCGTACCGGTGGAGCGCGGTCATGGCGTCGACGGCTTCGGTGTGGACGCGGTGGGTCGCGTTGTCGAGGATCGCCTCGACGTGCGCGGCGGCCGGGTCGACCGGAGGCTCGGGTCGGGGCTTGGGTGCTACGGGCTTGTTCATCGGGTACCTCCTGTGGTGGGCGTGGGCTTGCGGAGGTCTGCAGGGGTCGCGGCGTGACCGTTCACGACGTTGTGGACGTAGGCGCGGCGGAGTGCTTCGGCGTGGGACGGGACCCAGGTGATCTCGTTGCCGACGCGGACGTAGTGCGCGGGGGCGCCGTCGGGGAAGTGCTCGATCACGACGACCGCGGGCAGGGTGCGGTCGAAGGTGCGGCGGTCGAGGCCCGCATACCGGCCGGTCACTGCTCGCGTCCCTTCGCGAGGATGATCAGCGCAGCGGGCGTGGCCGCCAGCAGTGCGATCGCGAGCGCCAGAGCGAGGGGGAGCGCGGCGCAGGCGACACCGACGACGAGGCCGTGGGCGGCGACGTGGGTGGCGCGTGCGGCGCGACGGGCCTTCATGCCGACACCTCGAGGAGGAGCCCTGCGAGGATCGCGCCGGTGACGCCCCAGATCGCGAGCGTGACGGCGAAGTCGACGAGGGAGTGGAAGCGGCGGTGCCCCCACCAGGCGAAGCCCTGGGCGAAGAAGTAGCCGCCGCCCGCGAGCCCGAGGCACATCAGTGCGGCGAACAGCAGCCAGAAGGCCACGACCTGCAGGAACGTCCCATCGTTCATCGCACGCCCCCCTTGTGGCCGCACGCCTGAACCGAGAGAGTGGGGGACACGATCTTGAGGGGGACGTGATGGGACTGTTCAGCAGGAAGGACACTGTGCTTGCGCATGTGCCGGAGGGGTTCCGCGTGGCGGGCTCCTTCGCCTACCAGAGCGCCTACAAAGCGCATCGACGCGGTCTCGACTGGGTCGAGCACGGCGCGGCGGCACCGACTGCGGAGTGCGTCGTTGAATTGCGGGCTGAGCCGCGGAATCAGTACGACGCACGCGCGGTCGCGGTTCGCCTGGGCGTCACGGTCCTCGGACACGTGCCGCGCGGACACCTCGACTGGGCACACCGCGAGCTCGAGCGTGCCGGCAAGGCCCGCCTCGTTGCCAACGCGAGCATGCTGCGTTTCACGGACGAGTACCAGCTGCTCATCGTCGCGAGCGAGTAGGTCGCTCATGACGCGCCGCCCGCGCGCATCGCGGCGAGCTTCGCCTCGAGCTCTGCGCGGCGAACGGCGGCGAACGCCGTGACGTCGCGTTCGTCGAAGAGGTAGGCGCCGTGCGATCCCTCGAGCTTCTGCGCGACCCTCAGGTCGCCGCGCTCGGCCGCCTTGCGCACGGCGGCCGGCGTCATCGCGAGGCGCTTCGCCGCCGCTCCCGTGGCGAGGAGGGCGACCTCTGTGCCCATATGGACACCCGTGTCGTTTTCGCTCATGGGTGGCAGTGAAGCATGCCGAGCACCAAAGCGCAACCAGTGTCTATACGCCGCGTGTCGCCCCTCTAGTTCCCTCTTGCGTATTGATTACTAGTTGCTATCCTGTAGTCACCGTTTTGGGAGGAGGGCGACATGATCCCCACGATTCACGAAGGTCACCGGATGCGTATCGCGCGCGAGGAGGCCGGGCTCGAAGTCCGAGAGATTGCCGAGCGCATCGGCATCGCGCCGGGCACAGTGATCCGCTACGAGAAGGGGCGCTCTACGCCAAAGCCGCTCGCGCGCCGCGCGTGGGCCGAGGTCACGGGCGTGCCCGCGTACTGGTTGCAGTGGGGAACGACAGAGGCCCCCACCCAGCCGCCGGTGGCGGCCAAGGCAGGGGCCTCGATCAAGAAGCTCCCCCGGCTGGACTCGAACCAGCAACCTGCCGATTAA